TAATATCACTTAATTTTACGAATAAAGTAGTTGCCATATTCTATCGTGGGTTTTTATATCCGTTATTTGGCATATCAATTGGTCTTTTTGCCACCTCGCTTGGGTTTGTTTCAGGTTTGAATCCTGCTTTTTTAGCCTCATTAACACTCACATCATCTACCTTTGGACTATTTACATCAGGTCTACCAGTACCCTCAAACTTGAAAGTTTTACGCATCCAATAGTGGTGGCAATTAACCCCACCTTTATAAAGGAATAAATTATAAGGTTGTTTGTTATGTCCTAGTTCTTTGTTAGCTTCACTATTTTTATCTAGATCCTCTTTTCTGTACAACTTCTTAGCAGATACCATCTTTTGACAGAACTCTCTTGAGTTTTCAGAAGTGCTTAATGGTGCATATTGGTAGCGTACAATAAATTTAGTACCCTCTACCTCACCATCTTGTTCACTCTTACTATTAGGTCTTGCAGTAGGTGTAGAAGCTAAAGATAACATCTTATCAAGTGCATCCTCCTGGTCGTAATCAACCACTCTTTCATCTACTACTACCCAGCCTTTCTCAGTTAGTTCCTCCTCAGTCTCTCCTAAGTCCTTTAAAGAATCTATTAATTCCTCATCTGACAACTCAGGTTTTTGCTCACTCATCTTTACTCCTGTTTCTTCCTCTCTAGTCTCCATATCAGCAGCGTTCTCCAAGTCTGTAAACTCTAAAGGTTGTAAGGTCTTAAAGTATAGGTTTAAAGCAATACCATTAAAAGCAAGTATTTGGTCGAAAGCATTTAGTAAAAGTGTCTGAAAAGGTCTAATAACTGTGTTATCTAATAGTATAGATGCAGTCTTAATCTCATCAGCGTTATTTCCTAAGCCACTTGAATCTTTAATACCAAATAACATAGGAGATACTATCCTGTGGGCAACCATAATCTTCTTAGAACTCTCATCAGATAAGAATTGATACTGATTGTGAGCATCCGATAGTTGTACAGGCTCTATAGTAGCACTAGAGGTAGAATCATCGTTGAAAGCTAAGATAAACTTACCAGCGTTAGATGTACCACTAAACTTTTGTTGTATGCGTGTTTCTATTAATCTTCTCTCCTCCTCGTTTGGTACTCCGTTGTTAAAGTTAATTAACATACTAGGTGCTAAACCATTCAAGATGTTATTTAAGTGGAAATTGCTTATCTCCTCCTCTAACTCACAATATTGAACGCCTCCTTGATAGTCTACTGGAGAGTAGTAATAGAATCCTGATCTGTAAGGCTTGATAAATAGTATCTCTAAACTCTCTTTTGAGTACCCAAACGCAGGGATTCTCTGTGGAGTATCAGATTGCTTTACCTTTGCCCAGTCTTTATGGTAGTAGTATGCCTCTATATCTCCATCCTCGTTAGCCTTTTCTGCTCTTAAAGTCTCTACAGGTAGGTGTTCTAGTTGTGCTACTTTCTTTCTGTCCTTAGAATAGATTACTTGAATAGCACATCCCCCCATTAATTTTAAGTCGTATGCTAGTTTACGAACACAATCATCCTTAAACAAGGACTTCATTTGTGCATAAGCATCAGGTTTTCTGTGAGAATCGGTAGCATCTAAGCCTTTTCCGTATATCATCTCAGATAAACCATTAATAATAGCATTGTTAGTAGGAGATCCGTTGTATCTATCTATCAAATATTGGTAGTAGTTGTTGTCATCTCCGTATTTAATCCAATCCTTACCCCTAACTTCCCCTACTTTTGGCGATGTATAAGTACTTAAATTGACAATAGATACATCAGAACTAGGTTTAGATGCTCTACTTACATTCTTTAAATTAACTCTTTTACTCATTATCAGATCTTAAATGGTAATATATTCGTTATCATAGGAATCTTCCTGTGTATATTGGCTCTCATTAATGGTGTAATAAGAGTTAGAATCTTGGTCTATTGTTTGGTCTGTACAGAATATCTTATCCCTATAGATGACATCTGTGCCACTTAAAATAGTTAGTTCATAGTATTTACCCTCAACCAAAGAAAATGCGTGAGAGAGGCTTGAATAGCCTAATGCGTGTGTTAAACTAACTGTGCTTGATGTAGTAGTGTTCTTTACCTCATCTCTTATTTTCATCGTAGCACTACTTACATATAATCTAGGAATAAATGAAAGTGTTTGACTTGATGTGCTTGTTGTTAGCTTCTTCATATCTATATAACGAATTTATATATGTGTTT